TTTTATTTGGTAACTGGGAGTACTTAGATGACCCTGCACAACTTATAGACTATGATAAAATACTTGATTCTTTTACCAATACTTTTGTTTCTATTGGCGATTCTTATATTACTTGTGATGTGGCACGTTTTGGTAATGACAGTACTGTTATTGGTATATGGAGTGGCTTTCGTGTTAGGTTTTATCAATTCAATGGTAAATCAGTTGTTGAGGTCGCTGAACTTATAAAGAACTTTGCAACAGAACACAAAGTACCTACATCTAACATTGTTTGCGATGAGGATGGAGTAGGAGGTGGAGTAGTAGATATTCTTAGATGCAAAGGATTTGTCAATAATAGTTCTCCATTAGTAAACCCAGTAACAAGACAAAAGGAAAACTTTGATAACCTAAAGTCTCAATGCTATTTTAAATTAGCAGATATGATTAATAAGGCAGAACTTTACATTCAGGCAGATGGCAAACAAAAACAAACTATCATTCAGGAACTAGAACAAGTCAAACAAAAGTCAGTAGATAACGATATGAAAAAAGGAGTAATTCCTAAAGATAAAGTTAAAGCAGCGATAGGTCGTTCTCCTGATTTTAGTGATTGTTTGGCTATGAGAATGTTCTTTGAATATTCACCAAGATTTCAAGTAAGTGTATTTTGATGTAAAAATCATAACTTTGTTTAAATTCTAATAATATGGCATTTTTCGACTTCTTAACTAAAAAGAAGATAAACACTCTATTACCTAATATTCCTTTTGATACAAGTGTGGCTATTCAACGTGGAATCGTTACATGGCAAGGTGGTGATTCAAGAGCATTCGTAAGAGATGGATATATAGCTAACGATATAGTTTACTCAATTGTAAAATTAATTACTGATAAAGCAAAACTTGCTCCATTCCACGTTTATAAAGTTAAAGATGAAGTATCTGCAAAAAGATATAAGTCATTGATGAAACAACCAGATAAGATTACTAACTGGCAAGAGGTAAACGATTTACATAAGAAAGCATTTGAGATATATACAGGAGACCAAAGATTAAATGACCTATTAAAATATCCTAACGGAGAAGATACTTGGGCTGATTTAGTTGAGCAATGGTGTGGTTTTAAGTTAATAACTGGTAATTCATTTATATATGGAAAACTTATTGAAACAGGAAACAATCAAGGTAAGCCGTTTGAACTATTTGCTTTACCTGCTCAGTATATGGCTATTATTGCAAATATCGAAATGTTCCCACCAACCAGAGTTGGCTACCAATTATACTACGGAGCAATGTGGTCCTTTGACCCAAAAGAAATCTTACACGACAAATACTTCAATCCTGAATGGACAGTTACAGGTGGACAATTATACGGACAAAGTCCTTTACTTGCAGCAGCAAGAACATTAACTAGAAGTAACGAAGCTAAGACTGCTGCCGTTGCATCATTCCAAAATGGTGGACCAGCAGGAGTTTTATTTATGAACGATGAAAGATTTGACCCTACAAGTGGTCAAGCACAAGCACAAGCACTAAAGAGAGCAGTTAGCGAGAAAGGTGGTGCAGCTAATTTTAACTCTATTGCAGTATCAGGTTATAAGGTAGACTGGAAACAAATAGGTTTAAGTCCAGTAGAACTTAATATTATTGAATCAGAGAAATGGGATATGAAGGCACTTTGTAATATTTACGGAGTACCATCTCAACTATTAAACGATGCTGATAACAAGACTTACAATAACCAAATAGAGGGAGAGAAGGCATTAACTTTAAGATGTGCTATTCCTTTATTAGATTCTTTGACAGATAACTTAAATAGAAAATTACATACTGACTGGGGTTATAGAAATAGTGGATTGTATGTAGGTTACGATATTCAAGTCTATCAAGAATTAGAGGCAAATAAAACAGAGCAAGTTGCTTGGTTAAATACTGCTTGGTGGATTCCACCTTCTCAAAAGAATGAGATTATGGGTATTAAAACTCCAGACTATATTCCACAAGAGGAAATGGAGAAACTTTATATTCCTTCATCTTTGCAACCTACTGACCAATTTCAACCCTTGAATATTCCTGATAACCTAAACCCATAAAATGATTTGGCAAGATTACAGGAAACTCTATGCTAATGCCTTAAAACAATATTCGCCTAAGTTCAAGAAAGAACTGCAAAATCAGGTGAATACCTATTGCCGTACGCTAGACTATAACAAAATTAGCGATAAAGCCCTTAAAAAGACCATTTACAAGCTCCATTTAGCTATGGGTACTAAAATGGCTCTAATAAGCGAAAGTGCCGTTAAAAAGTCTGTAAAGGGGGTTTATGTGCCTATGGAGTTTAAATCACAAAAGACCGATGCCTTTCAGTATGCTATTATTCAAGTCCTACAAAATGATGGATTAGACCAATTAGCAGCAGATATTACCGATACAACTAAAGAACAAATAAGAAGATTCTTAGTTGAGTCTGCTCAAAAGAATTATACTTTACCAGAGACAATTGCCTTGCTTAGAACTTCAGGCATTACCGATTATAGAGCAGAACTTATTGCTAGAACGGAAACAGGCAGAGCAGCCAATATTGGTTCAATGGTAGGTGCAACGAGTACAGGATTAGTAACTATAAAAGAATGGATTGCAGCTAGAGACAACAGAACAAGGAGAGAGCCTAGAGACCATACCGACCATTTAATTATGGATGGAACTAAACTACCTATGGAGAAACAATTTCAAGTTCCTAATAATCAAGTAGGCTTAGGTTATGAATTAATGGACCATCCTTGCGATTCTAAAGCAAGTGCTGCTAATGTTTGTAATTGTAGATGTACTTTAGGATATGAGGCAGTAAGAGGTGCAAATGGTAAACTTTTAACCTTAGCAGACAATCCTCCAATGGGCAGAATCGGAGTTATTTGGAATGCCTTACAAAATGTAATGGGTCAAGCAATAGGGAAACTTATAGCATCACTTATACAATAACAAAAAAAATAATAACTTTGTCAATATGAAAACATACGCATCAAAAGATACTATTGTTGAAAAACAAGATATCGGTTACGAAGTAATGGATGTTGATACCGAAACTCGTAGAGTAAAAGCAGTTTGGGCAAGAACAGGAAACATAGATTTAGATAATGACATTATAGTTCCTGAAGCCTTTACTAAGACTCTAAAAGAAAGAGGTCCAGCAGGTAAAAACTTAATATGGTCTTTAGTTGACCATTGTGCTGAAATGGAAGCCGTAATCGGTAAGCCAGAGCAATTATACATTGAGGGAGATATGCTTATTGCAATCACTCCAATAGTAGAAACTGAAACAGGAGAAGATATGATTAAGATGTACGATGCAGGTCTTATCAATCAACATTCAATTGGATTTAGCACAATTAATTCAAGTGTAGATAAAAACGGAATAAGAACAATAAGTGAACTAAAACTTTACGAAGGTAGTGCAGTATTATGGGCAGCAAACCCAGAGACACCAACAATCTCTGTTAAAAGTGAAGTTAAGAAAGAGCAATTAGCAAATAGGCTAGAGAAACTCTTGAAAGCGTTTAAAGGTGGTCGTTTCACAGATGAGACCTTTGCGTTGATGGAGATTGAAATAAAAAGGATTCAATCAGAATTATTAGAAATTGAAATCGTTAAAGAAATCACTCAGACCGAGCAATCATCCGAGCCGATAATCGAGGAAATTAAAAACAATGATGAACAAGTCCTGAAGGCAATTAAAGAATTTAATAAAATATTAAAAAAGTAAAAATGGAAAACGTAATTAACGAAATGGCTGAGAACCTTAAAGGTTTTCAAGCTAACATCGAAGCTAAGTTAGAAGAAACTAAAGCTGAGATTAAAGTTGTAAGAGATGAAGCACAAAAACAATTTGATGCTCAAGCTGCTGCAACAAAAAAAGCTGCAAAGCGTGAAGTAAAACATCTTGACGAAGTTATCATCGAGAAATTAGATGGTAAATTAGATGAGATGGAGAAATCAATGAAATCAAATGGTAAATTCCGTTTAGATTTAAGAGATGTAAAGTCTATGACTTTAAGTGCAAGTTTAACAGGAGATGCTCAAGCATCTTATGCTCTTAATGCATCTGTATTGCCAAGTCAAGCAATCAACTTTAGAGATTTAATCCCTACTGTTCGTTCTGAAAGTGGTTTGTATGTATTCTACAAAGAAACTGCAACAACTAACAACATTGCTGCTCAAACTGAAGGTTCTAACAAAGGTGAGAACAACTACGCATTAAGCGAAGTGAAAGTAGTTAATGACTACATCGCTGGTTTCTCAACTTTCTCAAAGCAAATGGCTAGAAGTTTACCTTTCTTGAGTACAACTTTACCAAGAATGTTAACTAGAGATTTCTACAAAGCTGAGAATGCTGCGTTTTTCTCTACTGTTTCTGCTGCTGCAACTGGTTCTACTACAACTGCTGAAACTGTTGATTTAAAGCAATTAGTTGACTATATTGGCAACCAAAAGAGTGCAAACTTTGTATCTTCTGTTGCTTTAGTAAGCCCTGCACAAT